TCGCGCTCAATCTGAGCATAGAGAGCGCGAAACCAATCGCGGCCAGCAGCACCGCCCCAAAGGTTCGCGGCAACATCGGCAGGAGTGTTTGGCTCGGCTTCAAGAAAACGCTCGTTCCTGCCCCACCAAGCGTTAGCCTTTTGCACCTTCGCTTCGGTGGGAGCTTCGCCAGCAACTAGCGATTCGGCCTCAAGCACAGTCGCCTTCTCAAGACCTTCACCGGCAAGACCTTCGGCGTACTGCTCAAGCCCTCTGCGGAGATTGTTTTTGACCGTCTCTGGAGCCGTCTTGGTGACCGCTCGCGGATGCCACTTTGCAGCCATCGCAAGCTGTTTGATCGGCTTATCCACAAGACCGAAGGCAATCGCTTCTTGGGTCGTGAACCAAGTTTCAGCCTTCATTGCGGCGCGAATGGCTTCGGGAGATTTGCCGGTCTTTTTGGCATACACTCCAACCAGCACCTCAGCGTGTTGATCCAGCGCATCAGCCATCTTCCGCATATCTTCTGAAGTGCCGGAAGCCATACCGGAAGGATCGTGGATCATCATCAACGCAGCGTCGGCCATCTCAACCTTATCGCCAGCAAGCGCGATGATCGACGCGATGGAAGCAGCGATTCCAACGACGCGAGTGGTCACCGGAGCGCGACGACCGCGAAGCTGATTGTAAATGCTGAGACCATCCCAAACGTTGCCTCCGGGGGAGTTGATCTCGACCAAGAGCGGACCATTGCCCACTTCGTTGAGAACGTCCGAGAACTGCTTGCCGGACAAGCCGCTGCCGCCAAACCAGTCTTCGCCAATCTGGTCGAAGATTTGGATGGTTGCAGTCTCACCAGCGGAAGCCGCTGGAGCGTAATACAACCAGTCTGTTTTCTTGGTCAGATTCATTCAGACTTCTTGGCTCTTGGTTTGCGAGTCTTCTTCGCTTTAGCGACGACCGCGGTGTCATCCACAACAACAGAAGTGTCGCCACCTTCCGGAGCTGCAACTGGCTCGGGTGAATCAGACGGATCTGGTTCTGGAGGCTGCGGAATAACCGGCTCCGTCTTGATACGTTCAGCGCGGTCTTCTTGTACAGTAGAAACCTCAGAGACGCGCAAGCCATATTTGGCGGCAAGCTCTCTGATAAACAAAGCTTGCTGTGCTTTGGCCTCTAACGATGAACGCCAATCAAGACCTCTGGAACCGTAAACCTCATCGTATGTAATAATACCGGCCTCAAGCTCTTTGAGTTGAGCGGCCGAATTGCGCCCGACATCAACATTGGGAGCGCGAGGAGCGGTGATTGCGACCTCATACCAATCAGACGGAGCATCGTTCAGCGTCGGATCGGTCTTGATCGCATATTCCATCACGTACTCATAAATACGTCTGGCAGCGGTCGCCATAACGTGATGACGAGACTTGAACCAAACCGCAGACATATCAAGCGCACCGCGATAGACCGTTCCCTGCATTGACTCAGGGAAAACAAGAACATAAGGAATACCAACACCAGCGCAGACCTTCTCGGTAAGCTGCCGCCAGTATTCCCGCATATTCACGCCGGGACGCTCGGTGGCGAATTGCTGGAACTCGTCTCCGTGTTTCAGCACTTTGACCGCACTTCCGAAGACCTGCTCGTAATAATTCTCAGCGGTGTTTGCTGTGGTCGAAGCAGTACCGGCTCGCAGGTTTGAGGCTTGGACCTCACCGGAGACCGTCTTGACGATCTGAGCGACGGAAGCGCCGAGCTTGCAAGCCTCCATCTCAAGCTTCTGGAGGTCGTCGAGATCGTGCAGGTCGTTGATGACGCAACTTACAAAGGGAATCCCGCGAAGCTGACCAGCGCGGTTCGGCTCGTAAATGTGGACGACTGAATCCGAAGGAATGGCTCGGACGTCCACCAGATTTCCCTGCGTCTTCTCGGAACCGACAAAATAGCTAACCGCTCGACCAGTCCGAGGATCAAAGCGGATGCCGTCGAATACGGTCTGGTCAGACTCCATCCCCACCGGAGTCGCTACCGATTGAGCTTCCAGCAGTTGCAATCGCGGTTTGCCGCTCTCGCCTTTGGTTAGCAGAATGAAGCTTTCGCCATCGAAGAACCATCCCCGAGCGGCTTGACCCATCAAAGTACCGAAAGACTGGCGGGAACCGATGTCTGGATACCGACACCAGATGTCGAACCACTTCTTTGCTTTGAGATTCCATGCCGGATCGCTGGATGCGGGTTGGACCGAGAACGACGACCCAACGGTGTAAGACTCAAAGAGGTCTCCGAGCCTGTTGAGGATAGCGTTGTTCTGCTCAAAATACCGGCTCTTCCGGACAATCGCTTGTCGGGTCGAACTGGTGACATCAAACCGAGCCGAAGTGTAAGACGTATCGAGATACGAACGACGCAAGCTCTGTTGCGCTCCTTCGTATTTGTTCTCAGGAGCAGGGAACAGAGCGTCTCGGATTTTTGAGAGGATTCCCATCAGCTCATCCTAACGGTTGCCTCACGCCGGTACTGCGTGAAGTCTCCATAATAACGGGTCGTCGCAATAAGGACTGACCCGAGCATCTTTGCGTAAATCTGGGCATCCGTTGGGCTGGTAATACCATCGCCAGACAACAGCGTGACCGCGTAATCGTAGTCACTCAGCAGAGACTCCCACATTTCCAACATCTCGCCGGGACTTGCGCTTCCCTTTCCGGGTTCAGCGAACTCAACGGAGACATCAGAAGAAGACGTTTGCCGAACCAGATTGCCGCTCTCAAGAGCATTGGCAGAAACGGTCAGCTTTGCGGTCAGAGCATCCAACAGAGACAAAGCGCCTTTGCTCGCGTAAGTGGTACGCAAGTAAGACCGCTTTGTTGCTACTGTGTAAGTGACCACTCGGGCGGACTATTCACAGAGCGTCCGGCTTGTCAACCGCCAGTTGTATCAACAACGGGATTTGGAATGAGATCGTTCCAGAGCGTTACCATCGCAATCTGCATGATCTCGCAGTCGTGCAGGTGGTCCGGCCAGCGCGTGTTTCGCTTGAACCACAAATGCTTGATGCGTCCAGAGCGGTTTGCGGTAGGCTTGAGAATGTGACTGTCGAGATGCTTCCAATAGGTATCGGCATCGCTCGCAAATGCCCCTTCTGCGTCGAGTTGTGCCGGAAGCGAGCAAACAGACCATGAGTGGTTTTCGCTGCCTCTGCGGAGCTTCTGGAGCATTTCCCGAAGATGCTCTGTGTCAAAGATCATCAGCGGCTGGACGACATCGGTTCGCATGGACGTCGAAGTCGTGATGCCGCAGGGGAGAATTGATCCGGTCTTGCTGGTGAATCGCGCTCCGCTCTCTCGACCTTTGAGCGGCAACCAACCGACAAGCATCGGCTTCCGCAGACCTCCCTCCGGTGGATACCGAAGACCGCACGGATAGTTGATGGCTCCGCTGCTGGTCTGCGAGTACTGAGCGCAAGCATCGTACACCGCTTGAGTGTTGAAACCGGAGTCAACGCCAACGTCCATGTCGTGTACGTTGTAGTACAGTTGGACCCGTCGCAGAGCGGAAAAATCGTCTGCGTGACCGGCTGCGACCAGCCGCGAATTTCCGGCGCTCCACTCGCGGCAGACCCACCACAAGAACGGAGCGGCAGCTTGTACGTCTGCGGTCAGATACCTCCGAGCTTCTGGCATCTCGGTGTCCGAGACGACCTCCACACGTTCCGGTTGCGAGTCTTGGTTTTCCCACGGTTCCGCGAGCATACCGTTGACGAAGCTTTGCAGCCCCATCATGGAGTTCTTGGCCTCCAGAAAGGCAACCGCGAGATTTGCCCAAGTGCATTTGCGGTCTGGCGAATAGAGGCTCGACAAGTGATAAGACCGGACGCTCGGGATGCTGGCGACGTTGTGGGAGATCCATTTGCCGTGACGCAAGCCAGCGACCTTCTGACTGTCGCTGATCTTACCATGGCAGAGTTGGCAAACGTAGTGAGCAGAAGTCCGGATTGTCTGCCAGTCCGGCTTGCCGTCCTCAAGCTTCGCGTTGTCCCATGTTACCTGCTTCCATTCCAGCCGGATGAACTCGCGGCAATGCGGACACGGTATGTGGTAATACCTTTGGTCCCCACGCAGGAACTTCTGCCAGATTCTGCCTTCGGTAGTTGTCGGAGTGCTGGTGAAAAATGCTTTTGAACTGGAGAACGCTTTGAGTCGTTGCTCTGCAAGATCCAGAGCGTCGGCTTCCTTTGCTGTGGCTTCCGCAAATTTGTCCACCTCATCTGCAACCAGAATGCGGACGGGTCGGGATGCCAGATTTGCCGGTGAGTTTGAGCCAACGAAGCTCAACGTGCATCGGTCAAATTGCTGCTCCAGATTTGTGATCTGGTCACGATCCGCAGGGAACCGAGCCACAAGAGCCGGTGAGTCCTCAAGCATTGGGAGCCACCGAGACTTAGAGAAACTCCGAGCCAAATTCTCGGACGGCATGAGCCACAAAGCCGGACTCGGTTCGACGTCGATTGCCCACGCCAGACCTGCCATGAGCGTTGTCGTCTTACTGGTCTGCGATCCCCAACAGAGCGTGACTTCAGAGACTGACGGATCTTTCCAAGTCTCCAGCGGCTCACGGCAGTAGGGTCGCACCGCCGTCGAGAATGGGCCGGGATGCTCGGTCTGTCGTTGCGTCAATGTCAGGTTGGATTCAGCCCACTCAACCACAGACTGCCGTGGAGTCGGTCGCCACAGTTGCCGCCGGAACTCCAGAATCTCACGCTCAAGATCGGTCATCGGAAAAGCTGAGTCTGGATGACCTCATTGCTCGGGCGGATCTTGTATGTCTTTGCAGAGTCCATGTGGACGAACGCCATTCTCTCTGGCCTCCCATCGTTCCATTGATCCAACAACTCCACGTTACAAGCCCACGTTGCGCGAGCGTTGAAGATTTCGACCATCATCACCAGATTGTCCGGCTTTAGGTGCAGCACTCCGTAGAAAGGCAGCTTCGTATGCTTGGTCACTTCAAGTGCCGCTTGAAGCTTTGACCAATCAATCATCCACCTGTTTTTGTACGTCGTTTGGAGCTTTTGAAGATCATACAACCGAGACTTGATTTCGTAGCTTCCGACAATCACTCCCGCGTTGGTATCATAGACAAAGCCATCAATCCGAGACGGCTCCGTGTCCGGCAAACCAATCATCCGGAAATCGGTCTGCGATTCTATGGCGTTGAGCGCGATTCGGTTTTGGCGCAGAGCTTCAATGCCTCTCGGTTTGTGGATTTCGAGTGTTTCAATCATTGGATTCTGGCTTTTCAAGACGAGCCTTCTTGCCGGTGAAGTCCTCCCATCGTTTGACGATGACGTCGCAGTACTTCGGATCTAGCTCCATCAACCGAGCTTTGCGTCCGGTTTTCTCGCAAGCGATTAGAGTGCTTCCGGAGCCGCCGAACAGATCGAGAACAGTTTTTGGATTCCCGTATCTATCAAAACACCATTTTGCTAGTTCAATTGGTTTTTGCGTTGGATGAACTCGACGCTCACCATGTTCGCTCGCTTTCACCATTCCATGCCATTGATGGCGGAATACATCCACGCGAATGCCTCCGTTGATGAATGCCAATTCAGCGCCTGAGAAGGTGTCTCCTTCCCTTTGTTTGTCCCACACCAACCATCCGTGACCATCTGGTAGTGCGCGTGGATAGTAGTTTGCCCCCCAAAAAACCATTGTTGATTCCGGCCATTTGGAGATGCACAAGCGATACGCATCGACAGCAATTGAAACGTCTTGATCCCCAATAATTTTTCCAAAGTCGTTTTCTGATACCGCTCCAGCAATTCCCTTTCCGCTGTGATCTATTCCATAAGGAGGATCTGTAAACACCATTTCGATCTCGTCATTACCGACAAGACGATCAACCGATAAAGGGTTTACGCTATCTCCACACATAAGCCGGTGATTCCCGAGAATCCAGATGTCTCCGAGCTTAGTGATTGGCTCAACTGGAGGTTCAGGAACCTCATCCGGATCTGTCTCGCCTTCTACAGTTTCGACCGTCAGCAAAGCGTTGAGTTCATCGTCAGAGAATCCGGTGAGATCCGTGTTGAAGCCCTCTTCCTGTAGGGTTAGCAACTCGGCTTTGAGCATCTCATCGTCCCAACCGGCATTGAGAGCGATCTTGTTGTCCGCGATGACATACGCTCGGATCTGCGATGGCGTCAGGTGACCGAGCCGCAGACACGGGACTTCAATGAGTCCGAGCTTCTTTGCCGCCATCACTCGACCGTGACCGGCAATGATCGTCCCGTTGGCATCAATCAGAACGGGATTGGTGAATCCAAACTCTCGGATGGACGCTGCGATTTGGGCCACCTGCTCATCAGAGTGAGTCCGAGAATTACGAGCGTATGGGATAAGGCTGGAGACCAGCAGGAGTTCAATTTGAGTCACTTCCATGGATCGGTTGAATGCAGAGTCTTCAGACATACTTCTTGGACCCAACGGTCCAATTCCCGTTCAGCGTGTTCTGGATCGTGCGGAGCGATACGTCCGGCAAGTTGCTTCGGCATCGCTTTGAGAAGGCTGGCAACGGCTCCATCGTGTTCTTGCATCACCTTCTTGACCCAAGAGCCAGAGACAAGCGACCGCTCCTTTTCGGCAAGCGCGAGGACGTCCTGACGGGCGTTGATGAGGTTCTTCGCTGCGGCAGCGTGGACGGTTACCATGCGTCCTGCGTCCATCGTCTTGTTCCGCAACGCTTGAACCGCCAAACCATATGAGGCTCGCTCAATCTGTTTTTGGCGCTCGTAGGCTCCCGCAGGAGTGTCCGATGCGACCAGAGACGCATTGACCGCAGTTGCCGCTTCCGGCGGTCTGTACGGTCCTTCCGTCAGCGATGAAGCGACCTCTTGGAATTTTACCTCCTGCTGCTGGTGGGCTTCCGCAAGCTGCTTGTGGCTTTGCCTCCCACCAATGCCTTTGCGGCTTCCTCTCCAAGCGTCAGCCTCCTCCGGTGAGGTTAGCGGCATCCCGTGTTTGACCAGAATGGAGACTCGTCCTTTGGAAAGACCAGAGTGTTTGACGTATTCGGTTTGAGTCATCGCATCTCAATGGGCAGCTCTTCCGGCTTCATCTTGAGC